GAATGTCTTGTCCTGGTACAAGTTGTTTACCCATGAATCGAGTTCAGGGAACTCCCCATAACATTTTTTGAATTTTGATTCAAAATTGTCTGTCCACCCGAGCTTCACCATGTGTTTCATACACATATAACTTTTAAGTTAATTAAGTCGGAGCCATCTTTTGAGCATACTATTTGGTCTTTTCCCTAATGGGGGTGAAAGCATGTTCATGATTCTATTGAGACTGGATGGAAACTTTTTCGACCCAATCTTCAAAGAGGGTAACTTCTGTTCTTTGGGCATTACTTAATAATGACCAATATAAAAGATGGGGCGATCATTGAAAGGAATACCGTTAAACTGGGTTGTTGCTGCAGATGTATAGGCTCCCATATTGTCCCAGACGATCCAGTCATCATCCTTAATATTCACGGGTAAATTGAGTTCTTTGTAAATGATGTCACCCCCGTCGCAGGTTGAACCGAAAATTGTCAGTGGAGCCTCCTCTCCACTAATTTTATTCCAAAATTGATCTAGAACCTCCTTGACCTGTGGTTGGGCGTGGTCAAAGAGTATGCAGTTGAATGCGCCATACAGACTTTCACTGATGGTTATACCGGAACCTTTTGTCCCAATGACGGGCGTGTACAGTGTCATGATTTGTTCGACAAAGTAACGCCCGGGTTCGGCAATTAGTGTAATGTCTTTTGGAGCACTGATGGTTTTAGGCAATCCAGAGGCGGAGGAAAATCCCCCACCAATATCGATGATGCGAGGGTCGTACCCGTGTTCGCGTGCCAAGTCCACAGCTCTCTCAGCGGTCCGCACCGCCTCCTCGAAAACCTTAGAACTGGACGCAAACGATCCGACGTGGAAGGAAACTCCAATCACGTCGAGACCGAGCGTCCGGGCTGTAAACAACAGAACGTCCCAATCATTTTCCTCAGCGCCATACTTGACGCCGAGGTTACACCGCGCTGATGGGTCATCAGCACGGATTCTCAAAAGGAGCTTACACTCAGGAAATACAGAAGCAATCTTTTTGAGCTCGCACACGCTATCAAACGTGGTCCGCAAAATTTTACGCGATTTTGCATACAAAATCTCCTCCACACGTTTACACGGATTTGCATAAAGAATTCGCTCTGGCTCAACCCCCAAGTCCAGCACTTGTTTAATCTCGGCTGGACTTGCACAGTCAAAGTTCGATCCCATCTTGGCTAGGGCTTCGATGATCTTGGTATTTGGGTTACATTTGACTGCATAATATGGTTTAATATTGGGAAGAGCTTCGGTCCACTCGTCATACACGCGCTTAAGTAATGAGAGATCGAGGGTATAAAAGGAATCCGAGGGAGCGTGTGAGCTCCCGAAGCCGACCATCAAGTGGTACTTGTTCCAAAGATTTTATTTTTATCTATGAAAAAGTAAACCCACATGGATACCGCTATCCAACACCACATTGTTGAAAATGTACCGTATTTCCCATAAAAGTAAATACTTGCAAGTAAAGTCAAACAGGCTCCTATAAAAATTTCATGGTACCCGGCAATCCATATAGGTGCGAGAAAGAATACAAACCAGGGTATAAGTTTAAATAACGAAGGAATCCACTTCCATTCAAGATGTCCATTACCACCAACGACTGTTCTGAAATCGAACTTTTGAGTCGACAGCAGTACTGCAACATACATGGCATAACCTACAAGTAACTTGTTTCGTAAAGACTCATTTTCAATCAAGTATATAGCTGCAACAGGTTCGATTAAGACGATAAGGAAACCAATTTGTGACCAAAATGTATTGAGGCGAGGTACTTGCAAGTTTTTCCATAAAAAGTATTCTACAAGTTGCATATGTGTAAATATAGCCGCAAATACCCATAATTTGGGATCATACCCATGTGTTATTCCGGCAAGAGTCATGGCAGCTGCCCACGTAGCGAGAGATCCATCCGCACTCCAGCACATATTATGTACTTTATAAATAATTTAGAATCTTATAGTAATGCCAAGCAGAAGCAATTTACTTTTAAAATACGTCAAGCAGGGGTCTCCCAAAGTTTCACGCCGGAACGCCCTCCTGAAGGCGACCAAAGGTCCCACCAGGCGCGAGGCTCTTATGAAAATTATTGGACCAATTCCTTATATGATCACAGGGTACAAAAACACCAAGGGGCGCCCATTCTATGTGACTCTTAAAGGAACTTATATTATCCGCGTAAATGGCAAATCAGTGTACGGGCGTAAAGCAAATTCGTGTCATGTCCCCGCCAAGATTTGCCCTCGCAGGTGTAAAAGCAAAGCTTAACCAGATGGCTGACCGATCCCTCATTTTCCTGCTCGACCGCTCGGGATCCATGGAGACGTGTCGCGACGACACAATTGGCGGATTCAATTCATTCGTCAAGGATCAGGCGGCTCTCGGAGGCAAGCTCACTTTGATTCAATTTGATCATGAGATTTTGATCAGTTATAGTGACGTGGATCTCAAGAATATCAAGCCTTTGACCACCGAGACGTTCGAGCCTCGCGGGTCAACGGCACTTCTCGATGCGATCGGCACGACAATCAAGTCTGAGAAGAGTTCCAATCCACTCGTCATTATCCTGACTGACGGTCAAGAGAATGCAAGCTGTAAATATACTAAGGCGCACATCAAGGACCTCATCGAGCAGAAGACCAAGGATGGCTGGACGTTTATGTACCTGGGCGCAAACCAGGATGCTTTTGCTGAGGCTGGGTCTCTAGGAATTGCACCAGGATGCGCGGTAAATTACGACGTCAGCAAGACTCCCGAGGCATTCCGCGCTCTGAGCCAGACTGTCAGCCAGCGTGCCACCCAGTAAAAATAATACAGTGTAATAGTAAATGTTTGGTCAGAAGAAAAGCTTTTCTCTCAACAGTATCACCAAGGCTGGCGCGTCCCTAGGATTCACCCCAAATGTTCTCAAAAAAGCTATAGGAGGTTACGGTTCACAACTCGCGGGTGCAGCAAAAGCTGGACTGAACGCGCGCGTTGCCAGAACCGCAGCTGGTCTTCAAACTAAAATTACTGGCGCTCCCCCCACCCCAACACCAATTAAGATTCAAAATGCAAAACCCATGACACCCCCTGGAGCAACTTTCTAGGATGCTGCGGCTGCTGCAGCCTGAGCTGCCCCAATTGCCGCAATCAACCCCTGGAGACGCGCCTGGAGCTGAGCATTCTTCATCTGCTTCGTTTCCCCAAGACCTGAAATGAGCTTGTTAAGTTCGGCATCCATAGCTCCCTGAGCGTGACGCACATTGTTGGGCGTCATTAAAGCCTGAACTTGCTCAGTAGTGGGCACGGCTTCCTCAGCTGTGCTAAAGTTTGGAAGACTCTTTGCAATAGCAACGGCTTCCTCAATGGCTGCAGCTGCCTCTTCAGGTGCTGCACTCGTGAACCCCTTGAAGGTGAAATAGCCTGCGACACCAAGAGCCAAAATTGAAGCCACGAGTATAAAGATGGAAAAATTGAAATTATTCATGGAATTCTTATCTCTCTTGTCATCCGCCAACTTCATGTACGTGTTTATGTTCATCGATGCAAGGGCAATACCTAAAACGGCTACGACAATAAAGGCTCCTGGGACCATAGCCTCTTTGAGACCCATTATTATTATCACTCAATATATTTTATACGATTCCAGCAATTTTATACTCTGACCCCCCCTTGGCAACAAAGAACATTATGAGACAACACACGAACAATACCAAAAATGCGATCCATGAATTCTTGAGATTTTGCTTCTTGGTATTGTCAGCCTTGTCGCCCTTATTCTTCTGCTGAATCCAGCCAGCCATAGTTCCAATGAAAATTGCAAACATGATGAAGGCGCACGCAGCGAACCCGTACGAAACAATCTTGGCTGTCCCCTGAGCGGCGTTCTTTGCCATGAGAAGCTCACCCGCGCCTGGGATGGCATATGCTGCAAGTTTGGTGGCTGCTTTCTTTGCAAGGTTTTCCTCGATTCCCATTCTATTACTTTGCATAGACTATTTTCTCACCGAGCACACTCTGCGTCTGACGCAAGGCTGCCTGGAAGGAGGGTTTGCTCCATAAAACATGTCTGGACCAGAAACCCGCCGTGTATTTCCCGTTGCGTCCCCAAGATTCACGCTTCTCGTGCCTGGCGAGATACCGCCCCATACGCTCCTTGTCTTTGTGGATCGTATAGTCCGAGTACCCTTTACGTCCGAACCTCACCACCTTACCATTCGGGAAAACTGCCATGAATTTATGAATTTTATTATCGGACTTGTAGAGCTTCACAGTCATTTTATACTAATTCTTATTGAGATATAAATCAAAAGAACCAAAATTATGATGTTAAAGGTTATATAGCCTGTAATATAAGGGAACGCCGTATCCCGTAGTGCGTTATTTTCTAAAATCATATTTAATACCTGCTTGGTAAGAGAGTCCTCCTCTCCATCTTCACTTGACGCCATGGATCGCTATCTTCCTAAACCGGTACAAAAAAATACTCACGAATTCACGACACTGGGACCTACCGTGTGTATTCTTGGGAAAACAGGTACCGGGAAAACGTGGCTTGTTCATCACGAGTTAGAAAGGTTTCTCGAGTTAACCCCGGACATCTTGAGGAGCAAGCAGGATACAATTGAATTTTTAACTAAAATTAAAAATTCTGAGCTACCGGTGGTTCTTGACGAGTACGAGTGCGTATCAGATCTCATAGGTATGCGTGAGATTACGGAACCTCCAACAAAAGGTCTTTTTATTATAGTGTCACAGGTTCCCGTGAAATTTGATTTTGAAATTAACGTGTACCATATGCCTGTGAAAAATTCCGAAGAAATTAATAACATTTTTCCAAAGGCTGACGCTACCATTATTGCAACATGTGCAGGCGACCTCCGAGTGGTGGCTCAGAGCCTCGAGTTCAAGTCTGATTTGCGTGACGATTTTCAGGGTCCTCGTGATTTTTTAATTTCACTTGTATCAAAAAATTCAACTGTGAATCCGATTCATTATATAGGTCACCCTGTTCAAGAACCTGGCAATATAGCTTCAATTTTACATGAAAATTACCCTGATAGTAAAGGGGACCACGCTACTATCATAGATATGTTGAGTCAGGCTGATATCATCGAGTCCAGGGTATATGCCGGTGACTGGGAACTTCTTCACTATTTCAATTTATGGGGTTGTATTTTACCGTCTATAGAAATTGATCACACACTCGGGGCTAAACTTAGAGCTGGATCAACATGGACAAAATATCAAAATTCATGTATGCGTGCGAAAAGAATAGATGCCATGTCAAATAGAAAACCAGGTAAGAATTTAGTTCATGACGAACTCCTCGCTCTGAGGGAATATGCTGAACGTGAAAATATAGAGATACTGAAAGAATACAAACTTCAACCTCAGGACATTGATGTTTTGAACCATCTCAGTCCATTTCGCAAGATAAAAGCGAAGACTGTGGGTTATCTAAAAAAATGTCTGGCTGCGTCTGCCAGCCCGTAGTAGAGGATGAATACGTCAAGGTGGATGGGTCTGACGTGTATTTTTACTGCGAAGTTTGTGAGCAAACTGTTCTCGAGCTTATTATGAAGCTCCGTAAGCTCGAGAAGGAGCTACTTCACAAGTACCTGGATCTTGGAATCACCTACAAGCCTGAGATCCGTATTTGGATTAGGAGTGATGGTGGTGATATGCACTCGGGTCTGAGTGCCATGGATGCAATTGCATCCATGGATAGGGTAAAGGTTCGAACTATCGCTGATGGAATGTGTGCAAGTGCCGCCACCTTCATTCTACTGGGCGGTCACCGTCGGCACATGACCGAGAATTCGTACATACTGATTCATCAGCTAAATATGGACGGATCTTGGGGAAAGTTTGAGGACTACAAAGATCAAATGGAGAACCTCGAACAATTTATGGATCGTTTTCGCGAAATTTACACACGGGAGACTGATATTCCTGAAAAAAAACTAAAAAAGATTCTGCGGCGCGACATATGCATGAATTCTAAAAAGTGTGTAAAATATTACGTAGTAGATTCAGTTTGGTGATTCTCCTCTGGGGGTGGCACCTCGGCAGCCTGTGCCACGATGCTCACGGGACCCTTGGTGAGGGCACTCACCTGAGGAATGTTGATGGCACCCTTCTGGAACTTATCAGTGAACTTCTTGTACAGGAAATAACCAATTACAATAATGGCAATCACTGCTACAATGTTAAAAATGTTAAAGGGACCACCCGCCTTTATCTCACCGAGAGCTGCGCGTTTTACGTGATCAACGACTGGAACTGCGGACTGCATTACTAAGAATTCGTGTTTTTTCCTGGCTGTGGCGCCGCACCCCTTGTCAAGTAAGACACAATGGATATTCATCGCGCATGGGCAGATTTTGATTTGCTTCGGGGTCAGGCTGAAACTTCGATAGAGACGACTTCGAACGTAGAACAGTATATGTGTCGGTTCTGTGGCGGTCCCAAAACTTTTGACGGGGTTGAGATTGATTTACCAACATGTATGGAATGCGGAGTTCAAGATGGGTCCTTCATCTCCGATGAACCTGAATGGCGGTCTGGAGCGAATAATGATACAACAGAAGCAGACCCTACACGCGTAGGCGCTCCTGTCAAGACTGACCTCTTTTCAGCTGCTTGGGGTATGAATACTATGATTACTGGTAAATCTAAGATGGCGAGAATAAACATGCACGCCTCAATGAATCACAAGGATCGAGCTCTTTTTCATGCCTATGCAGAGATTACCAGAATATGCAAAGATGTTCTCAAGTTGACTGATAATGTAGTCTACGATGCAAATATCAAATATCATAAATTTAATGCTGCAGTACTGACGAGGGGGGCTGTGCGCAACGGCATCAAGGCGAACTGTGTGTTTCAGGCGTGTCGAGAGAATGGGGTGGCGCGAACGACCAAGGAGATTGCGGACGCTTTCCAGATTCCTTCAAAAGATATTTCGAGAACATCTGATATTTTTCAGGAGCAGAATCCAGAAAAGACGGTTCACGTGACGCAACCTGCTGATCTCATTCCTCGTTTCATGAACAGTATCATCTGCGTCGCAGAGAACGACCGAGGACGTGTCAAGTGCAAGATTGTCAAGGTGTGCAAATCACTCGAGGATTGTGTCGAGTTGATGGGAAGAACACCCAAGGCGATTGCGTGCGCGGTCATCTACATCGTGTTGAGCAAGCTCGAACTCAAGCCAAACAAGAAGGAGATTTGCAGAATTTGTGAAGTTTCCGAGCCGACTCTAAGTAAGATTGAGGTGATAGTTAAAAAAGAACTTGCTTAAAATAGAAATGGCTGGAATCGTGTTATTTGTAAGCACACCTTGTTACGGCGGTATTTGTCTCCAAGCGTATGCCGAGTCTATGCTTCGTCTCCAGCGCACGTGTGCAGCCAATGGCATCCAAATGATGCTGGATACGACAGAAAACGAGTCTCTCGTCCATCGCGCGCGTAATCTCGCCGTCGCTCGTTTCTATCAGAAGACTGCAGCGACCCACTTTCTATTTATCGACGCAGATGTTCACTTTGACCCCGAGTCGGTCGTGCGTCTCATCAAGTCTGGTCATGAGGTTTCGTGCGCCGCTTACCCTAAAAAGACTGTTATGTGGGATCAAGTGGAAACCTATGTAAAGTCGGGTGAGACTGGGCGCGACCTTGCACGCGTCGCCGCGTCCCTCGTGCTCAACTTCCGGTACCAGCAGACCCAGATCAAAGATGGCTTTGCCGAGGTGCTGGACGGTCCTACTGGTTTCATGCTCATCAAGCGAGATGTGTTTACCAAGATGTTTGCCAAGTACCCCGAGCTCAATTGCGTGAATGACCACCAGAATAAGGACCTGGACGAGTACGTGGCGGTGTTTGACTGCATGATTGACCCCCAGACGCGCCGGTACCTTTCAGAGGACTATGCCTTTTGCCGGCGCTGGCAGCAGATGGGCGGTCAGATTTTTGCCGACTGCATGACTGTCCTGGGACACGTGGGAAATATCAGGTTCCAGGGAAAGCTCGAGGATCGTCTTAAGGCGACCGTAAGTGTATAAATTATATGGACAAGACCGAGTCTATAAATAGATTAAAAAACCACCTTGCCTTGTGTAATATTAATCACGAAAAACAGGTTATGAAGTTACCTTCGTTAAAAGAAGCAAACATATACTGCGTTATTAATGGAGTTTCATCACATCAATATGGTCCGCTGTTGGAGAAGTATATAAGGACAAAGTTCAATTATATTAAGAATAAAGCCGAAGATTGTACTGGAGATTGTTCTAAAGATGGAAAGAACTCCGAAGTAAAGGTTTCTTTGGGAGGAGCAACTCACTCAAAATTCAACTTTGTCCAGATAAGACCATCTCACGATTGCGACTCGTATATTCTTACTGCATATCATCTATCACCTGAAAATGTTGATGCAGAGGGGGAGTTGTATGTCTTCAAAATTCCGAAGGAGGACATGAAGAAAATCGTGGTGTCATATGGTGGATACGCGCACGGAACTATCAAAAAACACGGTCTTATTACGACCGAGTCGTTGAATGATGAAAAAAATATCAAAGAATATGCTATTCGTCCAACTATTAACAGTGAATGTTGGAAAGCATTAATGCTTCATAGAATTATAGAGACTTCTCTTTAATCATACGCTTCACTATACAGTCTTACAAGGTCCCCTCTACCAATAGAGTTCTGTCGTGCTGTATCAAGACTTATAGCGTAATCAAGTGTGGTAAATCTTTCAACTAATGTATTTTTGTTTATGTTCGCTTTAATCCAGTGCCAACTTTTAGGACGTAATGTTTCAAGACCAGTATCAATAATTCCACCACATTTCCCGCCATAGGCGCGAATAGCAAAGTCCGCTCCATTTGGAGGTGTTGGTTGTCCATTTGCATCTTTTCGACCAAACCCCAAGAAATCCCAATCTTCGTGTGTCGTTGATAGTTCAACGATTAAGCGCTGCGCAACTCTTTTTTCCCATATTTGGAAACAACATTTCGCCATCATAGGAGGACTAAACGAGCAGGGTTCCGTTGGGATTTCTTCATCCAATACAAGATGAAAATTTTTATTTAATTTATTATGAACGCTTACACGACGAAATGTTCTTGGAATAATGAAAGCTATTACATCTGCCCATTCAGAAGCGTGATTGAAGAATTTTATAGCAAGAGAACTTACTCTTCCAAATGGAGGATTGCCCACTACAAGAACCTTTCCAATATTATTTGGGGGTGAATAAGTTAGAAAATCTTGCTTGACAATATCTTTGTGTTCCGGGGAGATATCAATACCAAGTTTTTTTTCAGTTGGAATTCTTGTAAGGAAACTTCCATTTCCTGCACTTGGTTCAACAACCAATCCCCAAACGCTCCATTTATAATGAGAACCAATCGAATTTAAACATTTTTCAGAGATTGCTGGGAGTGTATAGAACTTATCCAGTCCTGCTTGACGAACTTCTGTGGCGTCAGACATATATTATATATACCTAAATTCTATAAGTGAGTCAGGTGCTTGAGGTGAAGGCTGACCAGAATTAGATACTTAAGGTTTAAAAAGGTGTTTAAATAAAATGCCCGTTCTTCATATTTGTGCAGTGACTCGCAATAAATCAATTAGTGCGACAACCCTACACACCATGATGAACCTCCATATGGTGTGCATGCAGAAAGGTCAACACCTTGAGGTTCACTTTGTCGATGACCGGTCGACCCTCCCCAAGCTCATAAAGACTGGCGAGCGCCTCTTCTGGATGGATTACGGGACCAATCTGAATAATGAGATTCTTTACAAGGTTGTAGACCCTTTCGAGAAGGGTGTTCAGGTGGTGGTGTTTCCCTCGGTCAAGGAGGGGATTAACTGGGAGCAGTTTACCAAGAAAACCAAGGAGGGTTCGAGCGAGCCTGCCGGGCAGCGCGGTCTGACATTTGATACCGAGGTGGGTAAGAAGCTCGCGGACAATCTCTACGAGTGCACCAAGACGAATGCGCGCGTGTGGGTGATGGATACCAAGCCAGTTGACAAGAAGCTCCGGGGCGGTAAGGAGCCCATCAAGCTTCCACTTGAGGGTCCGCTCGAAAATATGTTCGGGACACTTCAGAAAATTGGAATTAAAATTGGGGTCATGTCCGATGCGATTGTCGTGTGCCATTTCGTTCACGAGTGCTTCGGGAATATTCTCGAGGCGTCAGGTGTTCGTTTGGAACCTTAAAAAACTGATGCATATATACATCAAATGCCAGGAGGTTCTGAAACAAATGCATCAGGTCTTCCATTTGAGAAACTTACTGATAATACACAAAATCTAATCGCACAGGGATTTGAAAAAAAGAAATATTATCTTCAAAAAGGTTCAACTGTATTTTTGATGCAAATAAATCTTAAAAAATATTTCAAAGAATTTTTTGATATAGAATTATTTAGACATCCAGATGAAGCTTATCTTTTTCAGAATGGAGAAACATACACTCTGAAAATTATAGAAAAAAAGAATCAGAATGTTTCTGGTAGTGTTGATGTAAAACTCGGGGCTGCTAATTGGTTCATTCGTGAATATGAATATATACTTGGTAACAAATTTAAAGTTGAATATGTTTTTGTATTGGGTCCATGGTTAACTGAAGAGTATCTTTCAAGTCACAAGAAGTGGCAGGTGGCTCGTAAACTTCACAAGGAGGAAGGAACTCGTATATTTTTTGGAGGAGACCCGGATTATTTTGAGCAGATAAATAAATGGATTTTTAATTTTTAATTATAACTTCAGTTGTCATCGTTGACGGGTCCTTGCTGTGTATAGCGCGCCTTGCAGGTATTTCTTCAATTTTAAAGTCTTTGAAAGCTTCATGTACAAGTAAAACACTCGAATTGCTCATTACCCACCGTGATTCTAATGTTTTAATTTTATCAAAAAATTCTTTATGATTGAACTCTTTCCGTGTATATGCCGTGAATGATGTTGCATTCTCGGGTACATATGGGGGGTCCATATAAACAAAGTCATTTGTTGTAGTTTTATCCAGTGCTTTTTCATAGCTCATACATGTAAATTCTACATTCTGAATTGCAAGAGATACTCTGCGAATATTATCAGGGTCCATGAGTGTTGGGTTCTTCATGTGCCCATATGGAACATTAAACCCGTTTGGTCCTTCTCTATACAATCCTCGAAAACCAACTTTATTGAGATAAATGAACAACGCGGGAGTTTGAAAACTATTATACTGATTACGTCGATTATAATATGTCTCTTCGGTTATATCATTCTGAAGAATAGAAAGTTCAGTAATGAGACCTTCTGGGTCATTCTGAATCATTTTGTACATTTCAATGAGATGAGGGTTCAAATCTGAAGCATAAATCTTACCTTTGACGCGTGGTATAACGGAAAGTAGAACAGAACCTCCACCTATAAAAGGTTCATAGTAATCTCCCGGAATTTCATCTGGAAAATTCGAGAGAACTTTGTGCATAATTTGAGTTTTACCTCCAACCCATTTCAATACAGGCTTGCTCATTTATTATTAAACGCTCCTAATGTTTAAGTTAAACTAGTGAAGAAGGTTTCGTGTCTTGTCATCGACTTAAACAAACAAACGTCTTAATAGTTAAGAAACGCAGATGGGCGAAGCCCTTCTGAATTTCATCCAAGAGTCGTGGAAATCTGACGGGACCAGATTTCCAGGACCCCAACCCGTCTCGATCGAGCGTAGGCACTTCCCCCTGCTCAAGAGGCAGCCTTATTTTGTCTGTGAAAAAACAGATGGCGTGCGTCACTTGCTTGCGAGTACTGAAGAGGGGGTGTTTTTGGTAAACCGCGCGTTTTTTATTGAGCCGGTAAAAATTCGTGTACCCAAGGACACTTTATTGGACGGCGAACTCGTGAAAACCAAGGCGGGCAAGAGCTTTTTTGTGGTTCACGATGCAGTTCGCGTCAAGGGGGAGAATCTCACGAGCCAACCCCTGAACTATCGCCTGGATGCTGCGCGCAAGGTGATCAAGGGGATCATCAAGACGGCGCAAGCTCCCTTTGAAATTCGGGTCAAGAATATGCACCTGTGGGGGTCTGAACGATTGCCCGCTCTGGACACTTATGAGTACGAGACGGACGGGCTCGTTCTTACACCTATCAACGAGCCTATTCGCATGGGAACTCACGAGACTATGTTCAAGTGGAAACCCAAGGGGAGAATAACCATCGATTTCGAGTTGAGAAAAGGGTACGAGTTGTGGGTGCAGGATCGTGGGAACCCTTATAAGGAGGCGGAATTGCACATCAAAAACAAAAGACTTGATTTACCGGACGGCACCATTGTGGAGTGTGGATATGGAGATTTGGGTTTTTTTGTGGAAAAGGTGCGTACAGACAAGACGTATGCAAATAATCGCCGCACCTATTTCAGGACTATGATCAATCTAAGGGAAGATATTCAAGTTGGTGAGCTTACAGGCTTTTGATAGGTCGGTACCACGCTTGATAAAACTCCCCTCTCATGTTTAATATATCAGGACCTTCATGAATCGTCTCGTCGTCCTTAATATACCATTTGTCGTATCGTCTCACGAGTAAAGCATAGTGTCCTCCTTGCTTATGTCCCATATGTAGGATACACGCAAAGAGCTTGCGCCCCTCAAACTCAAAAGGAATTTCTACTGGGAATTTATAATCATACATCGAGAAGGAAAAGTTTATAAACTTGGGCCACCGGGTCACCGTACTGGTCACCCGAGCCTCTTCATGGTCAGTCCCTCCTTCATCCTTGTAATTTTGGATCAAAATTGATTTTTGTTTGTCCCCAATTAAATCCTGTAGACGAGATGGCTCGGACACATCGAGAATAAGTGTCGTAAATTGGTTAGTAATTGTGGAAGACCCCCCTTCCCATGAAGTCTCCTGGGACTCCTCCCCATTAAATAGATCTGTGATGAACTCCTTCCCGAGTGACTCTTCGAAAACATCTATGATCAAAAGGACAACCTCCTGCGCATCATGCTGCCGACCAGCATCGAAGCGTGGGAATCGAATCCTAAAAGCTCCCAAGAGATCGCTCGGGCTTACAGGTTTGGTTTCATCCTTGATAAATAACTGTTTCACAACCTTCTGGTACTCCTTAGTAATGTCACAGGGGCACCCTTCAAGATTTTCTTTAAAAAAGTGATTCGTCAAGGGTGGAACGTGTGCCAAACACTGAATCGCAGTATTGAAATAGCATGTATTTCCGAGATTCCAAAGACCTCTCATTTCGACTTGTATTCATTACGATTTTCCTCTCTAAGAGATTTCGTGTCTTGTCACGTCTTAGAGACAAAAGAGTTAGAATAAGCAAATGAATTTGATGGCTCACCGTCTGTTTGACAAGTGGGAAAGCATCATCAATTCTCACAAGGACAAGGAGAATATCGAAATTGAGTTTAGATTTGGACGCAAGTCACAGAAGAATTTTGACACGAATGTAGGGCAGGAGACGTTCAAGAAGCTGCTTATCGGTCTGAATGGCTACACAGGCTGGGAGACGACCAAGCATACGAGCGCTACTGTCTATTATTTTGACGGGGGGAAGCGTCTGACAGTTGACGATGAATCTGAAGAGCATGTGGGGTGCATCAAGCAGAGGGTCAAGGTGGATGACTTTTCGCTTGAGGGTCACCCTTTTGATATCAGGCTCGGAATTTCAACTGAAAAGCCCTTCGAGTATGACGGTGAGGAGACGAGTAATAAGCAAAAGACCAAGGAGCGTTGGTCTTTTGTTCGCAAGAATCTCTCTATTGACTTGACTATGATCAAGGGGGACCCGGAGGACAAGGACTGCGACGAGGACACAAGTTATCAGGTGGAGATGGAGATTATAGAGCCGGGGAAGATTCAGTCAAAGGATGAGTTGTTCAAGCTATTGTACAAGGTGTTTGACCTATTGAAATGCATTTAACAACTTCAGGAGCCCCTTCTTATTCGTCGAATTTGTTGCTCCAGCTATTTTTAGGTTGCGCGCTATTGATAGGAGTTCAGATTGAGTAAAGCGTTTCGCTTGCTTACCGTTAATCTTCAGTTCCCCGTTTGACACTGTGAGTTTGTGCGTCTTTTTGCCCACTGTAACGACATTTGCAGGAATACTAAATGTGTTGCGAACACGTTTAGGGATATTTACACCAGCCTCGGTGTATTTTTTGACAACCGTTTTAGCAGCCGCCCCAAGTATTTTGGGTATTTCTTTAAATATTGGCTGTTTTCCAGGTCCAGGTACTACGTAGTGTCCAGCCTTGAATGCATTCCAGTTTCCGGCACGACGGTTTGACAGGTTTTTATAAACCACCTTTTTATTTTCTACAGGTATCGGCGCTCCCGCATTTCTAAACACTTTGAGTGTATGTTCGGGAATTTTCCGTCCGATGTTCTCAAATGCCTTTTTCACCTTTGGAGCTACGGCTTTCAAGTTTAAAGTTTTATTCAAAGCTCCACCCTCTAAAAATTTAACATATTTATAAAGACGTGGCTTTCCATCAACTCCTGGACGAATATAATAACCATTTGGAATTCTCCATTTGTTTGTTTTATTCCAGTTTCCTCCGGCTACAAGTTTGTATCTCTCTGCGAGGCGTTCAGAATTCGTCTTGCCACTCTTAGACGTGGGGCTACCAAACATGGTATTTGCGCTTCCCGCAACTTCGAACAACTTTTTGAAGATTTCCTTTGGAATATCAATGTCTTCAATCTTCTTGAGACCCATAAATGTAACTGTTCCATTTTCAAATATCGTAAAGGTTATTTTGGGATTTTTGAGTGTGAATACAAGGGACTTGAGCGTCTTTCTCGCCATTCTTGCACGCTTCTTCTTTAGTTCTGGCTGAGACACAGGTTCTGGATACAAATGTACTACAGCTTTCTCAGCTGCTGTATGCCGACCACCGTAGGTGGAGATGATTACACCACCACCGTAATTTTTTCTCCCCTTTGCAAGTTCCTTCCGCAATTGAAAATTAGAACGAGGATTCTCTGACATAACCTCGGGCTGCCAGCCTCTGTTCAAAAGTGGCGAATTTGAATTACTTCCAACTGATTTAGGAGACGAACCCCTGTTTGGAGATGCCCCCCCTATCATCTGCTCCTTGCCTTGGCGAAGAGAAGGATGACCTTCGATAAGTGGAGAATTATAAAGAAACGTATTCAAGTTTTTGAGATTAAACTTCTTATTCACCTTGAATACACCGTTAACAACTTTCACGTCAAATTGAAAATTTGCTGCGTTTTTCACAGATATCCACCCGTTCAAAACGCATCTCTGAAGAGCAAACTCAACTTTGGTATTCTCACTACCATAAATAACAATTTCATCCCGTGATAATCTCAGTGTGAGATTAGTTCTTTTTGCGAAAATATAGTTGACTCCCACCGGGCTTCCAATCCATTCTCTATTATAATACTGAATAGTAGGGGGTTTCCCAATGTGCGTGTATCCTACAATTTCTTTAAAGCCAAACCCTCCTTCAGGTGCTTTTTCAGTTAGTATCTTGTGAATATTCACGTTTGTGTGAATTGAAATTACAAAGGACAGCAATTTTGTTTTGGAAAAGCGGATACCCGAGCTCTTCAAAGGAGCCACCTCTGATCTTAACGCATTTTGTACATTTGCATTTGTTACAGTATTATTCTCATTTAAGAATATTCCACTGAAATTTGTTTTATATACAGGTTTTCCTTTCAAACGCGTCATCATCTCGTCAAGTTCAGGGACGAATGGTGCGGAAATTCCTGGTTTGCGCGCACCTAATTCGCGTTCTAAACGTTCCCTGACTTTACTCACATTCACCACCCCCTTGGTCATGATCCCTGAGTTTTCAGGAAAAGCGCGCTTCGAGCGAAAGATGCTTTGTATCTTTCTCGCGGCGGCGGTCCGTTGAGCAGAGCTCATCTATATTATTTACTATATTTTAATTTTCAGTTGAAACAATGTCAAGTCCAAAGATGAACGGCTGCAATGCATAGGTAACTCCGTTGTAGATGCGCGACTCGGTTCGAACCTCGAGTTCGCGCGAGCTGAACGGTCCTGCGTAAATATCCTGGTTGAACCTGGGCTTCTCCCCAAGCGCATTTTGGTTGCAGTGCTGCTGGTAGTGTGTGATGAAAACCTTTTGAGGTACAAAGAAATCCGATCCGAACCGAAGCTTTTCGGATGCCAGAAAGTGCTGAAGTGAGTTTGTGACCGATGCCACCTGACTCTGGATAGTCTTGAAGTACTTGGGGAGTACGTTCCAGATATCCTTGTCGCTGTATTTGTTTGCATAATCAAGGTATGCGCGCAGGCACTTGCACAAAATTGTGGGAATTTCAACATCAAGTTTCTTTTCGAGATTCGGGTCCGAATCATTGTCTGCAATTTGACGACCAAAATTGATTGTGACCAAACGACGTAGGATAGACCCCGAGTTGTCCTTCCAGTTTGGAACCTCATTTCCACCCAGGATACCAGGCGTCTTCCACTGAAACGTCAGAGCCGTGTCAAACTTGCGCGCGATGCTCACATCCTCACCGGACACGAGCGACTGAAACTCCGCCTGTTCGAGCTGAAGATCACCCTTGACCTCTGGCGAGATGAACATGAAGCCGTTATAGATGCTCGAAAGCCCAAACTTCTTTTCGATGTTGTTCGAAAGGACGGACACATCCTCCGTCTCGTAAAACTTGCGACACACCTTGGTGATGAGCGTGGACTTGCCCGACCGCGCGATACCCTTGAGGAACGGAATCACCTGCCAGCCGTCAATCTCATTCACGTCGAAACACAGACGCCCCATGAACACATAGATCCACTTGGCAACATCCGACTCGAGTTTCTGATAATCAAGTACGCGCTGCATGTTAGGTGTTGGAATGTCCCACCAATCTTCAAGCTCGTCGTAAGGACTAAAAGGCGCGTCAAAGTACTTGCAGCTCACAATGGTCGGGTCAAGCTCACGGAAATCATGAGAATTGTAATCATAAAACTTAATTTTGTACTGTTTCTCGGTTTCATTCCAATCCTTACCGATGAGTAGCCCATTCTGAAACGACCACACGTGACGATCCTTCTTAATCTCTGGAAACTGGAAATCCTTGCAGTTTGTCAAGTGCTTGACCACATCAGAAACCAGGTTTCCACGACTTGTCAAGTTCTTCCACATGTCAGGCTCATCCTCCTTTTGCGTGACGTCATAAATGTAATCCTTGATCTCTTTGACGATTCTCCACGCTCGTGTATTGCGAATCTGGATACAGCACTGACCCTTGTAGCGGCGGTATCCCTCGTCGTACGCTCTATGAAGGAGATATAGAAGAATCTTTTGATACGGGGACATGTCATCATCATCCTTCAGACTCGTGTCAGTATTGTCAATTGCAAGGGTAGGATTGTTTATTCTGTTGTGTCTGCGCTCCCATATGCGGTACTGGTCGAACATCTCCTTGCGGTCCACGATGAGTCGCCGAACTCGAAATTCAAGAGTAAATTCGTCTCCATTCAGGTCTTTGCTCGGCGTCTTGTTTGCTCCAAGAGACTCTATGCGAGTCAGAAGGGTTCTACAACTGTTAACAAACCGATCCTTTCTAATTTTGATGTGTTCATGTTCATAATTTTCAGGATATTTGTCCTGATCCCTCTGCTGATTCTCAGGGAAGAGAACAAATGCCCACATCTTTTCAGAAGCGAGTGTATTCCCACGAATGTCAAACCCCGCATCCTTTTCTGCTTTTGAGATGCAAGTTTCAAGCTCCTCGACTGTCCATGTATTGATTTCATTTGTTTGATTTGCGATTCTAATTTCTTCTTCGTGTTCGGGTGTTACATCTTTTTGAATTGTGTGGACCTTTCGAGTGCTTGCCATTGATAAAATGACGCGAGACTTTTTTAAGGCTCAATAGGCTCTTATTAAACTTGAACCGAAATTGTCGAGAGACTGGTTTTTAGGCGGGAGCGGGAATTCCAACTGGCGTCACGGGAACCATCTTGCTCAATGAAGCCGCAATCTTGACCAAAATCTTGTTCTGCATCTCGAGCTGGAGAGCAATCTTCTCGGTCGCATCCTTGGTTCCCGACAGAATGGTCGCAATTGTATCGCCTTCCTCAGTGGCGAGCAGACTCGCGAGCGCCTCGAACATATCGGGTCCATCCTCGAACTCCTCCTCGTCGAACTCATCCTCCTCCTCCTCCTCTGGGGGTGGTGGCATTGGGGTCTTTGGGGGCAGTGAGCGACGCTGAGACATTTGTACTAATGATGTAGAAAATAGGTCTCAATTAAAATCGCGAGTAATACTAAAATGCCTGGTGGAGCACTGCTTCAACTCGTCGCTTACGGTGCTCAGGATGTGTATCTGACTGGCAAGCCAACAGTCACTTTTTTTCAGTCGGTGTACAAGCGCCATACCAACTTTGCAATTGAGGCAATTCCCCAGACTCTTTCTGGGCAGCCCAACCCCGGCGGTCTCGTCTCCGTGACGCTTGCTCGCACGGGCGACCTGATTGGTGACATGTGGGTCGTTCTCCAGCCTACCCCCACATCTTCAGGTCAGCTGACATCCAACAATTCCGTCGCTGACATGTGCTGGGTTGCCGAGCGTGCTTTCAACTCTATCGAACTCTTTATCGGTGGTCAGTCGATTGACAAGCACTACCAGCTATGGTTCCGCCTGTACGCAGAGTGCTTCCTGGATGATTCAAAGAAGTGCAATTACGGAAAGCTCACTTCCCTGCCCGTCCCCAACAACGTGAACCAGACTTCGACCGGTTATGTCTACCTGCCTTTGATGTTCTTCTTCAACCGCAACCCCGGTCTGTACCTGCCACTGATTGCACTGCAGTACCACGAGGTGCGCATCGATTTCACAATTAGCGCCAACTATGCCAATTACTTCGGCACTAACCCACCAACTGTATGGGCAAACTACATGTACCTGGAGAAGGAGGAGCGTGACAAGTTTGCCACCAAGAACCAGGAGTACCTCATCGAGCAGGTCCAGTACGTGAACGGCGACCCAGTCGGAAGTTCCAGCGAGAACACGCCAAGCGTCATCCGCATGCAGTACAACCACCCAGTAAAGGAGCTCATTTGGGTTTACCAGAACTCGGCACCCAACTCAAACCCCAACGCCATGTGGAACTTTTCGTCTAACGTGGCAAACGTGAATGTGACCATTAATACTAACAATTTGGCTCAGTCTGGTGCTCTTACACAGCCCCACAATACCGGGTCTCCAATGCTGTATATCCCATCCGTTCTTTCGGCTCCACTTTATTCGACCGCAGCTGGTTCCGTTGCCCAGAACGGAACTATTTTTGCTCAGTCCAACGTGCTCACAGGCAACGTTCTCTGGGTCGAGGCAGGTCTGCCACAGTACGGCACTGCCAACGTAACGTACGGGCAGGAGGTGGGTCCTCTGCACAAGTTCAAGTTGATTCTGAACGGCACCGATCGTGCTGCCGAGCAGTTTGGCAAATGGTACAATCAGTACCAGTCTTACCAGTACCACACCGGTCACCCCTATCCAGGTATCTACGTATACTCATTTGCCCTCAAGCCTGAGGAGCTTCAGCCAAGTGGCGCTTGCAATTTCAGCCGCATAGACATGGCGCAAGTGGCGGTCAGCCTCAAGACGGGAATGCCCAACGGTCTGGTTCAGCAAATGTTTGCCGTCAATTACAACATCCTGAGAATTGCATCTGGAATGGGTGGTCTCGCTTTTGCAAATTAAATTGGTCTAAATTTTTTTCTTGTAATATAGTACAAAATGGCCGGTGGACTTATGCAGCTCGTTGCTTACGGTGCTCAGGATGTGTATCTGACTGGTCAGCCCGTGGTGACCTTTTTCCAGGCTGTGTACAAGCGCCACACCAACTTTGCTATGGAGAACATCCAGCAGACGGTGAACGGTACCCCCTCCAACTCCGGTCGTGTGTCCGTGACCATTGCCCGCAACGGCGATCTGGTCGGCAACATGTACGTTCGCCTGCAGCCCACGCAGCTGAACACCTCTAACCTGACCTCCACCAACACCAACATTGACATGTGCTGGGTGGCTGAGCGTGCCATCGCAGCCGTTGAGTTGACCATCGGTGGTCAGCGCATCGACAAGCACTACCAGACCTGGTTCCGCCTGTACGCCGAGACCTTCCTGGGCGAGAGCGACAAGATCAACTATGGCAAGATGGCATCCAGCCCCGTCCCTACCGCTGATGCCACCAACGTGAACAGCGTGTACCTGCCCCTGCTGTTCTTCTTCAACCGCAACCCCGGTCTGTACCTGCCTCTGATTGCCCTGCAGTACCACGAGGTCCGCCTCGACTTCGACCTGACCTCCTACTTCACCAACTACTTCGGCGCCTCCGCCCAGGTGTTCGAGGTGTGGGCCAACTACGTGTACCTGGACACTGAGGAGCGTCGCCGCTTCGCCCAGAAGGGTCACGAGTACCTGATCGAGCAGGTGCAGCACACCGGTGGTGACTCCATCACCGCCAGCGGCAACCCCGGCGCCCAGACCGTCCGCCTGTCCTTCAACCACCCAGTGAAGGAGCTGATCTGGTGCTACACCAACACCACCGCCACTGCCTTCAACAGCATGTGGAACTTCTCCACCTCTTGCGCCAACGTGAACGTGACCTGCGCATCCAGCCCTCTGTACACCCCAGGTGTGCTGCCCCACGCAGCTGCTTGCCCACGCCTGTTCTCCAACATCCTGGCAAACGGCACGACCGCTCTGACCGCAGCTGCCTACACCTCCAACCTGTACTGGATCGAGGAGGGTTCTTCCAACGTGGCTGCCGGCGCTATTGCCACCGGCATCTCCGCTGTGGAGGTGGGTCCCCTGTACAACTTCAAGCTGGTGCTCAACGGTCAGGACCGCTTCAAGGAGCAGACCGGTAAGTACTTCAACCAGTATCAGCCATTCGTGTACCACACCGGCGTCCCCTACCCCGGCATCTACGCCTACTCCTTCGCTCTGCAGCCAGAGGAGCACCAGCCCACCGGCACCTGCAACTTCTCTCGTATTGATAACGCCCAGGTGGCTATCAACATGAAGAGCGGCTACACCACCCCTCTGCAGAAGATGTTCGCCATCAACTACAACATCCTGCGCATCCAGTCTGGTATGGGTGGCCTCGCCTTCTCCAATTAAACGGACCAAGTACGTAGTAGCAATTTTATATTAAAATTAAAAATAGCCCGACAGGGCGGACTTCGGTCCCAAGAACTATCAAGGTTCCTGGAATCGAAATTAATAGTAACTAATAATATATGGCAAGTGAGTTCTCACCAGGACGTCCTTTTCGTTTTAACATAAAGTGCATCATCTTCACGGCAGTTTTAGCTGGAGGGTACTGGTACCTTCCCCCTAAAAATCTATGGGTCCTCGCTTTTCTGCTCTGGTTCCCATATATCGCACTTGCATGGTACGATTGGACCTACAACTGTCAAGATAAACTGCAGCCAACTATAATCCCATTCGGGCGATACATTTGGCTGCCTTTCAAACCCCGGGGTTACAAACAGGAATTTAACGAGCTTCCTCCGGAGAAAATTGAAGCTATGAATAAACTCGATCACATCGTGGGGTGGTCGATATTGGCTGTATTTGTGGTTGCTTATTTAAAGTTTAAATTACGTGACTCTTGAAATTACTTTCCAAGTCCCGTTAAGTGCCGAAAATTCCTCCTCGATGACATATGAACAAAAGTCTGAAGAGCAAAAGACATCTATGTAGACTCTGTTTTGGTCAGGATACGTGTGAGCGCTAAAATGACTCTTGTTAAGTAAGAGAACTCCGCTGGCACCGTGAGGCTCAAATTGGTGAAAAGCTCGGGACACAACTGTGAACCCACACCTTTCAGCGATTCGAATCATAATTTGTTCGAGATGTTCTGCTTTAGAAATCCAGACACCATCGATATGTCCTATGAGTGACATTTTCTATTCAACTGATTTTGTTTTTAATACTTTGAGGAAAAACTCCGATATCCTGAAATAAGCAAAAATACAACAGAGATTAGGTAAATGAGACCAAAGTAGTTCTGATACTGAGTCTTCATGTTGGTCCGAGCCTGTGCGAAATTGGTAGCTGACAGGGCGATTAACAGCATAAGAAGGAGAACCATGAAAGTTGTGTCAATTGCAGACATTTATAATGTACAGATATAAAAATGGAGAATCTGTCTGGTCCTGAGCTCGTCAAGGCGGTGTCTGTATCTATGCCCGGTTCAAACGTATCGAGTATACTTGACAGAACAAATGAAATACTTAATGAACGTGTGTTCAAGACCATTAAGCATGACGAGTATGATACAGTTCTTCACCTGATTGAATATCTTTTAACACACGACTTGTCTGATGAAAATATGATGAAGATTTTGTGTATGGTAATCGACGACGCATCCTTTCCTGAAGAGCTGCGAACAGACGTTTTAAAATTCATACACTCTGAGCTTTTTAATTCTGTTTTAAAATTCTTGAAGAAAGCCAAGGTGTCCTGGTTCAAGAGGGTACTATGCTGTTCCAGTAAAACACAATGAAGATTCCCATCAAGACGAGGATCATCGAGTTCACGATGGCTACCGAGTTTTTACGAGTCGAAGTCTCCAACATGGGCTGGACACCCATAACAATAAGAAGCATACCAATCAGTACGAGGATGGAATCTCCCAACATTTACTAATTAAGGATATTTTTTTTATTAAAGACATGTCATCGTTTGCATACCTTGATCCAGCCACATCTTTTTTAGAACTTGCTCTTGGAAATTTTACACCAATTCCACAGGATTCCCCCCTTCATATTCAGGCTGAAGAGTGTGAACTTGACGACTCCTGGAAAGAGTTTGAACAGAATCTTGGTAATTTTAAACGAAAATTGGCAAAAGTCAAGAGAGACCTGGGAATCAAAACAGCTGAACTCGAGAAAATTCACAAAAGTTCGCAAATTGCAAAAGTTTTCATAGACAATATTCCGTCTGACGACTTAAAGGCGAAAATCCTTGAAGTAGTAGACAATTACGAGTCCGAAGAGGGAATCTATGCCCTGACTAAACAATGTGGGGAACTCAAGGGGCAGTTTGAAGCGATGAAGAAGGTGTTGGAGAATACAGAAGCAGAGCGGTACGCAAAATTTACGTGTTTTATATGTATGGAACGAAATATTGACTTATTTTTTGACCCCTGTGGACACACTATATGCGAGCCATGTTGGAGAAAAATCCGGGACAGAGACAATTGTCCCGGATGTCGCGGACATCTTCTGGGTGTGAAGAAAATCTATAATATGTAATGGTTCCATAGTATAATGGTCAGTACATGAGACTCTGAGAGCGGGTGCATCTCGAAATGGGAGTTCGATCCTCCCTGGAACCTTCCCTGGAGCCGAGCACCTCCCTAAACTGCTCACCTGACCTTAGCTCAATTGGTAGAGCGAAGGACTGTAGTCGGTTGTCAATTATCCTTAGGTCGCTGGTTCGATTCCGGCAGGTCAGATTCGAAAGGGGGCTGCAAATATGACTGGCATCATACGAGCATCCCGAAAGGCTCGCCACCTTCCTTTCACTCTGCCCCGATAGCTCAGTCGGTAGAGCGTCAGACTGTTAGAAAAGCGAAGCTCATCTGAATGTCACAGGTTCGATCCCTGTTCGGGGCGTTTTTTTCAAATGCATCACATTTGAAAAAATCGCGTCTAATTATATAATGTTCAAAGGTGTGAAAGTCTTTTTCACAATCAAGAAGAAGAAAAGCCCAAAAAAGAAGAGCCCCAGTCCATCGACTAAACGAGCTATCAATATAGAAAAAAAGTTTAAAAAACTTTTAAACCAGGGATATGCTATAAACAAGGCGCGTTCCTGGTCGCGACTATAAAGAGATGAAACGTAGTAAAATAAATGGCGGTCCGACTCGTAGACTCGATGGGGAATGATGCCGCCATCGTCCAGGCTGCACGCGTGTCGTACGGTCCCGGAACCAAGTCCGTGAGTGATGACCGCGCGCTCATCCGCTATCTCATGCGCCACAAGCACACGACGCCGTTTGAGATGGTTGAATTCAAGTTTCATATTCGTGCTCCAATCTTCGTAGCGCGTCAGTGGCTTCGTCATCGCACAGCCTCTGTCAACGAGATGTCAGCTCGGTACTCTGTCGTACCGGAAGAGTACTTTTTGCCCGAAGAGCTCCGTCAGCAGTCTACGAATCGCGGGCAAGGAGGAGAGGAGCCGTACGAGGGGGGAGAACTGCTGCTGCTCAAGCAAAAGGCTTCGTGCGACCTGGCTTTCCATACATATGACGAGATGATCAAGAAGGGAGTCTCCCGTGAACTGGCTCGGACCCACTTGCCCCAGAGCACCTTTACTGAATTTTATTGGAAAATTAACCTTCATAACCTTCTTCACTTTTTGGAGCTTCGTATGGAAGACCACGCCCAGAAGGAGATTCGGGATCTGGCAAATCAGGTATATGAACTCATCAAGCCCCTGTGTCCTGTGACCTGCGAGGCATTCGAGGACTTCCGTCTCGGGTCCATAACACTAAGTCGTCTTGAGGTGGAAGCAATTTTGAATCAAAATTCAAAAATACAAGGGAAGGGTGAAAATCAAGAGTTTCATGAGAAGCTGGGCAGTCTGAACCTCGAGCCAAAAACATTCATGCGACGACTCATAATGTGTTTTTCAAAGTCTTAAAGGTTTAAAAATTTATTAAAATAATGAAGACTAAAATTCCAGGTGCGTTGCGTGAGCAGGTATGGCTTCTTTATTGTGGAGACCGTATGTTCAAGCACAAGTGCCTTGTGACCTGGTGCGAGAACGTCATGGATCCCTTTAATTTTCATGTAGGACACAACGTACCAGAAAGTAAAGGAGGTGCAACCGATATTAACAATTTGCGCCCTATTTGCGCAAAGTGTAACACGTCTATGGGCGATGAATACACGATCGACGAGTTTTCAGCTCTTTCAAAACCTCGCACACATAATCACTTATGGGAGTGCTTCAAGTACTCGAAAACTTCGTCGGAATGACGCTCTGTGAAGAAATAAGGAACTTCATCTTGTCTTGGGTCCTCTCTTGGAAAAACATAAAGATGAATACGATGAGTGGGAGAGCTTTGAGCTCTCCGAGAGTTTTATGGTTGTACCCGGAAACGCCATCGAGTGGGAAGGGAATCTTCTTGATGAGCCCACGGGAAAGGTAGATGAGTGCACCTATCAAGGCAAACTGGAGTGCCACCTCTATGAACGTACGCCATTTGGTTTTTGTCTTGTCGAGATTTGATGTAATCTTGTCAAGCCAGTGAGAAAGCAAAAACGCAAAGACGAAACTCAGAAAACCTACATATGCAACTGCCGAAAGTCTAACGAGTTGAATCATTGCTTACTCTTCTTAAAGAAAAAAACGGTGGTTCAGATGGGGGAAGCCCCCAAACGTCCCTGTAACTCAGTTGGTTAGAGTGCCAGTCTTATGTCGGAGGAGCGAACAAGTTTCGCTCCGACAAAGGTGAGCTGGACGCCGCGGGTTCGAACCCCGCCAGGGACACGTTTCATGGGCTCTGTGGCGAAATTGGATATCGCGTGGGACTTCTAGGGAGAAACTTTGTTTCACCCGATGCCATCCCGAGATTGTGGGTTCAAACCCCACCAGAGTCGCTACGCATCAGTGTCCGAGTTGGTTAAGGAGGCAGACTTAAGATCTGCTGCTCATATGAGCGCATGGGTTCGAGCCCCATCTGATGCATTTTAATAATTAATAAATAATAATGGAGTGTCCAGTGTGTTTGGAACCTCTCACGGGAACTATTGTGCAATTGGGATGTTGTAATAACCAATTGCACATACAGTGCTATCTTCCAAAATGTCCTTTATGCAGAGCAGAACTTCCAGTTCCCAGACCTATTCATACAGTCGTACCTGTTCCTGTCGCTATTATAGAACAGAGACCGGCGAGTCCACAACGATTTGTAATTACAAATATGTTTTTAGGAATTGTGTTATTTGGTTGTGGATACGTTATTTTTGTTACTCAAAAACCTTGAATATAGTTATATGGAGTTTATAAAATGTATTTGGGACTCTGACAACATTGCACATGTAACGCTCTTTGTTAAAGATTATCCAGAATACGGGATAGATCTGGATGATGTTAAACCTATGATTCATGAAATTCGTGAGAAATCTGCAGGTATGATTATCAAGGCTGATTTAGCAGGTGCGGGTATCGTGAGAATAGAGCGATTCAGACTCATCATGAAAATAGTCACCGAGGTTATTGAATACACACGGGACGATAATATTCTTCGGCAGGTTCAATTCGTGAATACAGGATTTGTATTCAGGATGTTGTATCAGCCCATAAGTTTTGCCATTCCCAAATATTTTCGCGACATTATCGTATTTTTATAATATAGGAAAATTGAAGATGGAATGTTCTTGGCTCTTATTCAAGCCAGATTTTGATAACAATATACTCTATGCAGAAATTTTTATTCAAAAGCTCATAGAGTGTCAACCAAGAAACCTGAAGGAAGCTGACAAGTTTTGTGATGACTTTTATCCAATTATTGACAAGATTCAGGAACTTTGTCTTACAAAAGGACTCAGGCAAGTATGTAGCACAAACCTTGACGGAGTTCAGATTCAACACGTGAAACCTCATGTATTCTTAAAAATTGCATGGAATGTATACCAGCACACAAAGAATTGCATCTTGCTTGATGGCTTCAATATTTCAAACACAAATAGCCCTATTGTATTTGCATTCATCGAGGCTGTCAAGGGATTCCTCCCGCCTTTTATGAGAAAGATGATCACGCTAACCCCGAGTGAAAAACCAGACGAAGATGGCGGTGAAGAATACGATGAGTGTTCTGAATCGCTTGGTACAGAATCTGATGAGGTAATTTAAATCAAAAGTCCGATCAATACCTATATCACCATTCCAGGTTGACTTCCAGAGTCCAACAAGAGGTTCGCTATCCATAGACTCTTGCTTTGCAAGTGCTTCCCCTGTACATAGCACTTTTAAAGGAAATCTATTGAGTTGAAAATCAACTGGAACCTGAAGAAGTTCTGGGTCAAATACTGAAATCTTACGAGCACACTCGAGAGTTATTATATATGCGTGAGTCCCGAGTGACTTTCCTTCATAAAGTGTAAGTCCATCTACACATTTCTCTTTCGATATGGGCATTATAGGTCCCAGGTGGATAATATCCCACTTGAACCCTTGAGCATCCTCCATGACCTCAAGCAATTTTGATCTAAAATTAGTAATTAGGCACACGTCATCTTCAAAAACTATAGCTGATTCATACCCTTTATCAACTATGTCCCTCCATATCCTCGAGTGACTCATTGCACATCCGTACTCTGAGGGGCTGACATAGAGTCCTCTTGGTGTGTCAATTCGTCCATCTGTAGCATTGAAGAATTCGACATCGAGATCTTCTCTGGAGAATTCAACTCCAGCAGTTTTTCGTCTGTCTTCTCGCTTTTCGAGGTTGATGCAGTATATGTGCATTTATAATCTTCGTCATCATAATTTGTTAATTTTAGGAACGCGTCTGTGAGTTCAAACACATTCCAAGCAAGGGTGGCTTGGAGAAGGAGTCTGGTTTTGGCTGGGAAGAATTTGAGGATAGAAAAGGCTAAAATAATATACAAAATACGTCCAACCAATTGAAAATCACTAAATAATACATATAATAGATATGCACCCGTGATTACAGAAAGCTCTTCAATCATTACCAGATTGTCTTAAAAAAGTTGAACGTAAAAAACTCAAGCAAATGTCTGATCTACTTGTCTTTTATCCAAATGGCAAGTACCTAAACATTGAATTTTTGGGTATGAAATATATTCAGCGCCAGCCAAAGACTCCTGCTGAGACGGTTCAATTCATGTCTGAAATTCGCCCAGTCATTCAACAGCTTGATGATTATGTTATTCAGCACAACCTGAAGGAGATTATTGAGTTGAACCTCAAGGGTGTACCAATTTCAAAACTAAATTCAGATACGGCACTCCATCTTCTGGAGCTGTTGACTCATATTCGCCCTGACAAGAATATCGTCGAGAAGATTCGAATCACAAACGCCAATCCTATTTTCAATATGGTGTACAAGTCGATTAGAGGTCGACTCCCTGGGAGAATGAGTGAAATTATCGAAGTTGAGAGCAACTCAAAGTTTTTTTAAGTCAGTTCCGTAGGAACTGTTCCGTGGGTGCGTTTAATTTTGAAACAAAATTGATTGTACAAAAATAATGTCATCAAATGTTATGACGATTGATGAGATGAGGTGGCACCCTGACGAACAGGAGTTTCTTACGAAACTTGAGCAACAGTGCAATACATATTATGATCATCACAGCAAAGATCACATGTATTATCAACAGCTTTCAACAAAATTCAATATACCTATTCTAATTGTTTCTTCTATTAATGCTTTAACAGCAGTTGGATTAAATTCCTTTATTAGACAGGAGTTTGTGAGTGTTCTCAATGCTATATTATCAGCCGGGACTGGTGTCCTCGGGTCGATTCAATTGTATATGAAAATTACTGAGAAGATGACAAATGCTCTGCGCGCCGCGATCCTCATGAAGCGCCTGGCTCTCAAGATTTCAAAGGAACTCAGTATTGAACCTGCAAATCGGGTTACAGACGGTCAGGCTTTCTTGACAGATTGTTTCGGTGAGTTCAACACTGCTCTCGAACAAGGAAATCCTATTGAAAAGAGAATTGCTAATCATTTAGCATTTACTGAAATACCAAAGAAGGAAAGATTCAACTTGCTTAATATGGCGGCAGCAGCCGTGACCGGGTCGCCCAGGAAGTCAGTGACTGATTTTAGTAATGAAAACTTGTCACGTCTCGGGGAGCCTCGCGCCAAAATGCTTTGGGGTCTTGTTGGTAAAGTTCAAACAAACGGAAATTCTCCTCGCGGATCATCGTCTCCTTCTCGTCTGAATGGTTCAACCCGGGGGGGCACGACTCCAGAAGAACCGGATTTAGAGATTGCAGCTCGGGGCTCCTGAGCTTGGCAACTTCAAAGGCTACGTCAAAGTTTAACCCAGTCTGTTTATGACGGATCCAATAATGTTCGCACGCCTCCTTGGATTCAGTAATTACACAAAAACCCTTGATCATTTCACAAGCAATTCCCTGTTGATCAAGAGTTTTCTTCAAAAGAGCCACATGATGTACGACACTTCCAGACACGTGGCGCAACTTGAGCCGAAGCGCGATACGTTTGACTGTATCCTCCATATTACCAACTACCAAAAATATCTTTATGTATTATAGATGGCACAGGTGACCTTCACCTTGCCAATTGATAATCCCTTGGTTTCATTACCAGGAATTCCTATTCAACCAAAGCCCCGCTTTTCATGGGACTTGTTTTTTACTATATTATTACTTTTGGGTGTGTGTGTAGCGTTCATGTGGTGGTGGAGATTCACGTCATCCATACAAACTACAACAAATCCTGAACAGTGTACACCCGACGGCTCGCCGAGCACCGGAACATACGGTTCAGACTGTTGTTCAACGAATGGTACGGATTCCAACGGAGACTGTCGTTCAAAGAGTCCGATGGGAATTCCTCCTTATGGAATGACAAATAGCGCTACACCAGATTATACGACAAAAGCACAGTACACCCCAGCACTAATCGCTACCCCACCTATTCCCTACGTAAGCACCGGTGCAACTCCAGCGCCCGTAGACCGAGCTTAAAAAAATGACGCGTAATGTTAACAATGGAGGACCCCCTTCTCGTTCCTTCAAATTCTCGTTTCACAACCTTTCCTATACGGTATCCGGATCTTTGGGCATTGTATAAGAAAGCAATTGGTTCATTTTGGACCGTCGAGGAAATTGATCTTGGCTCTGATATCAAGGACTGGGACAAACTCAATGACGACGAGCGCCATTTCATCAAGATGGTTCTCGCATTTTTCGCAGCGAGTGACGGTATCGTTATGGAGAATATTGACCTAAATTTTTCAAAAGATATTCAAATTGCAGAGGCTCGGTCTTTCTATGCATATCAGGCGTTTAACGAGTCGATTCACTCGGAGACGTACTCGCTGATGATTGAAAAGCTGGTGAAAGATCCTACGGAGAAAGAAAGTTTGTTTAGAGCCATAGAGACTTCCCCCGCAGTTAAACAAAAGGCAGAATGGGCAATGTCATGGATGAGTCAGGACTCGCCTTTTGCGCAGCGGCTGATAGCATTCGCCTGCGTGGAAGGCATATTCTTCTCGGGTTCATTCTGTGCTATATTTTGGCTGAAAAAGCGAGGACTTATGCCTGGACTCAGTTTTTCCAACGAGCTGATTTCCAGGGACGAGGGGCTCCACCAGGAGTTTGCAGTGACGCTCTATTCACATCTTGTGGAAAAATGCCCTTCCAAGGATATTCACAAGATTGTTCAATGGGCTTGTGAGGTGGAGAGCGAGTTTATCACCCAGGCACTTCCATGCAAGTTGATCGGTATGGATGCTCAAGAAATGACCCAGTACATTCAGTTTGTGGCTGACCGCTTGATGACCCAGTTTGGGGAACAACCTATTTACGGAGCAAAGAACCCTTTCGATTGGATGGAGAACATCTCATTGGAAGGGAAGACCAACTTCTTTGAGAAGAGGGTCGGGGACTATTCAAAACATATGGTTACAGAGGGAGATTCTATTCGGTTTGACGAAGAGTTCTAAAATTTTACATCATAGGAGACTGATCCATGGGCTTCATGTGTGTGTAGCCGGATGCCATTGGCAGGAGCTTGGGCAGGTACTTGCCGGTCAGAAACAGGACA